CTAGCAATCTTTTTCATATCTGTTTTAGCAACGTCGTCCATTTTGCCAAACGCACGTAACAAACCACGATAGTCTTTATCAACTTTAACTAATTGAATTGCTTTAGCCATTATTGCGCTCGTTCAATACGTTGATTGCTGTAGCCCATATTTCGGGTTCTGCATTGAGCCAATAGTCGGGTGTTATCCCAGTTGCTATTGCTAATTCTATTGCTGTTCGCCCAATACTTCGGGCTTGGTAAAATTTGCTGTCTCAAAATCAGAAGCTGCAATAGAGACGACTTTGTTTTTCCAAGTGTCAAAACTTTCAATCTTCTTTGTGACACGTTGCTGAATTTTGTGACCAAGGAATAAAAGTAATGAATTGCTTGGCGTGCTTTCTTCCATAAGAACTTTAACAATTGATTTATTGTTATATAGTTCTTTTTCTGCCATAGCAAGTTCGATAGGTCTTGTCCACTCATCAAACTTTTCACCTGTTTCTAATTCCCACGATATTTGTAACTTAAGCATTTTTGATGCCCCTGTTCTTTAGTTGTTGTTAACTTGTTAGGTCTTCTGTTGGAATTCCTACAACTTGTAATGATACTGTACAAGTTTGTGCATCTGCACCTGAAGCAGAAATACCCGGGTATTGTGGTAATACTGTTCCAGTTAAAGTTACACCTGTTGTAAGTGTCATAACAAAAGCAAGTGCTGTATCTGGGGCTGATTCTGTTGCGTCCCAAAGTGCTTTGTAAAGACTTCCTACTGGTGTTGTTTTACCTGCGTCATTTAAGAATGTGATATCTAAAGTAACGTTGCTGTCAATATATTTGTAGGCTTTGCCTGCAAGTGTGTCAAAAGTTAGGCGTTCTGTATCAAAGTTAATAGCAGAATCTAAAATTTGGCTTGAATAATTGATCGTAGCAATTGTTAGGGTTAGAGAACGACCACTTAAAATTGTTGTTGTCATTATTGCCTTTCTTAGCCTGTGTAGGCTGTTTGTAGTTGGATTTCAGCAGCTAATAGATCTGTACTATTAGTTGCTCTAATTCTAGGGCTACTTATTGATAACACAATAAAGGTTAACGGAATAAGTCCTAGAATGGTTTCTATATCATCTTCCAAGTTTTTTAATGCGCTTGGATTTGAGTACGTAGTGCTGACCACTTCTAAGGTTAGTCTTACGTAATAATTTTTGCCATTACCTATAACCATTGGTTCAAGATATGGGTCTGAGGCAAGAATTAAAGCTGCTGGTGGAATTATGATTTCTGGGACGTGATCATAAGCTGTATAATTTGAGTTTGATGTTATTGCTGTTTTAAGTGTGTTCCTAAGATCTGATAAAGCCATAGGTTAACCTACTTGACTATTAGAGTCTATGTATTTTGAAATCAAACCTGTTATTTTGTACAAAAGTGTGCGACCCATACGATATGGGGCTGGGGTAAAGTCTAGGGCTTGTTGTGTGCCACCTACAGCTAGTCTTGATTGAAATACGTCAATAGATACTTGTAGCACGGCTTCTTCTATAGCTGCGTTGCCGTTGTATTGCGACAATGTATTTGCAGCTGCACGTCCGTTAGGAATAATGTAACGAAAATCGTGAACTGTTGCGCCTGTTGTTGTTATTGCAAAAGTATAATCGTCAATAATTTCTTCTATAACTTTATTGCCATTATGCCCAGTAACGCCAGATATTGTTACTGTTTGTGTTTCATAAAATTTGTGAGGTGTAATAGTATGTAAAATTGTGCGTGTAGCACTTTCGCTTTTTTGTTTATCTATTTCAACTTTCCATTGAATAAGAAAATCACCAATAGCGTCTTCTGATGTGTCAATTATTGTTTCAAGAGCTGCATCATTATAAAGGGAAGATGAAACACCAAGGACAGCTCTTAACTGAGTTGCTGTTACTAATACTGGCATTTCTTATTCCTCTTGTTTAGGGTGAGGCTAGCCACAGGGGCGAGACTAGCCTCACGACTTAGTGGTTTATCAGGACTTGTTAAACCAGTTTGCGCCAGCACCAATTTTGGTTGCTAGTGCGCCATAGCCGTAATAGTTTACGTCTATTTGTCCTGTGTTAATTACGTTGGTGCGTAGGCTCAAGCGTGGGCTTTCGTACCAAGTGTATGAATCTGGGTTTAAGACAACCATTGAATAGTCACCTAAACCAGTTGAACCAGTTCCAGCCATTGAACGTGAAACATACAATTCCAAACCAGCAACGTTTCCACGTAATGATTGTGGGCTTACTGCGCCACCAGCATTTTGTGGGTTTGAAGCTGTGTAAATTGGTCGTCCGTTTGATTCTGCATAACCCATAATCTTACCCCATTGTTCTGGAGATACTACAAGGTTACGTGCAAAACCTAATGAGGCTTTGTAAACAGCTGCAGCTGCAGAAGATACGTAAGTGATTAAACCTGGAGCGTCTTCTGTTGTTGCTGTTGCGTTTAATGCGCCGTTGTTAGCACATTCGCCTGCAACGTATGAATCTGTTGCTTTTGCGTATGCAAATTCCATTTGGCGTACAAGTTCGTCAAAAAATACTGGTGAAGAACGATCTAACAATTCTACTGAGAATGTTTGTTGTCCACCGAATTTTTTAACTGCAACAGAAACGAATGAAGCTGCTGTATCTGTTTCAGATAATGCTGTTGCTTCGTCTGCTTGTGCAACTGTTGGGGCTGTTGTAATTTTTGGAATTTCAAAAGTCATACCTGCTGGTGGCAAAGTTGCTTTTGAAATTGCGTCAATAAATCCACGATCAGCGTTTGCAATTCCGTTAATTACTTCGGTTGATTGTGGTGTTGGAATAAAACCTGCGTTGTTTGAGGTTGTGTCAGCTGCCATTACATATTGACGGCTGTCTTCGTTACCAAGAGCTGCTCTAATTGAGTGTTCTAGGTATGAAGCCTTTGAAACAATTGGGCTTCTTGGTGCTGTGAAGATTGCTGGGCGAACATTACGTTCTGCAGCTTCTACAGCTGGGGCTTCTACAGCCTTTGCTACTTCTTCTACTATTTCTGGGGTAACTTCGTTTGACACGAGAGTTTCCTCGCTTTCTGTTGGTTGTGAAGTTTCTGCGCTTGCAGCTACTTCGGTTATTTGGGCGTATTCGCCAAATGCTGGAAATGTGACGTGTGAAACTTCTTTTAAGGTTGCTTCGTTAACGATTACTTGTTCACCTTTAGTGACATAATCATCAATCATCGCGCCTACGCTAAATCCAGTTCTTAAACCTTCTTGTGCTTCGGCTAATGCGTCGTCGCCTGCATTGGTTCTTGCTATTTTGAATGTTCCGATAATTCCTTTATCGTCTTCTTCATATCTTGATAGTTTTCCAATTGGTCTAGTCATATCGTGTTCGGTAAAAAGTTTAATACCTTCACCGATCTTTAATGAGCCTTGTTGAAATACAACGTCGCCCATATTTGTGTGTCCTACTTGACCAAAGGGAACAATAACGCCAGTCAATTCACGTTTTGATGAATTAGCTGCGATAATGTCGGTTGAGAATTTAATAAAATTATTCATTTATCAAATCTTCCCTTTCTCTTGCTTCCTCTACTGTCATTACACCAAGAGGAATAAGTTTCTGATATATGTCAGCGCGTTCTATAGCACTTGGGCTGTAAAATTCTTCTAAATCAAATTTTACTATAGATCCACGTGGCGTAATATCGTTGTCGCTTAATCTTTGTGTAATACAAGTCATTAAAGGTTTTAATGACAAATCTATTAGGCTTCTTCTTTCAGCTGTAACGTTTGAGTAAGTCATTGAACCACCTGCGTTACCACCTACGTAGTATTCAGGTAAATTACAAGCCCTAGCAATCTCTGAAGCCATATATTGACGTGCAGCGTTTAGCGTTAATTGTTCTGGGCTAAAGCCTATGCTTTGAAAATCAATTGTGTCGTTAACAAAAGCTGTGCCACGTGTTTGTCTTGCTTCTTTCCAAGAATTTAATAGGGCTGTAACTCTTTCAGCAGGCATTGGCAAGTTAGATTTCAATACAACGTTAGGTGTTGGTTCGTCTGCAAATCTTTTAACTGCTTTTTCTAATGCAAGTGCTGTAAGTATTGTTGTTCCTGCTCTTACAAGTAATCCTTCGTCAAATCCTGTAAATGGTATAAGTGAACCAAGTCCGTTTTCTGGTACACGATTGCCGTCAACGCTGTAATAACGTACGTTGTGACCAAGTGCGTCTAAAGTTCTTGTAACACGGCTTACTGAAATCCATTCAGCACTTAAAGGTCTTGAGTCTGCACCAAGTTCAAGTATTCGCATATAACCTTGACCTGTAAATAAAATGTCCTCTGCCAAAAATGTGTAAACAGACTGTCCAGTCATACGAGGGTCGGGTTGTCTAATAAAAGGTGGGGTCACAACTTTGCTGTTGTTTGATTCGCGTCGAACTTCTAGTGGTAATGATCCGATAGTTGCACAAATAATATTTCTAGCTCTTGCAACTGCTGGGACTTGCATAGCTTGTGCTCTAGTTACTGATGATAAACCAAAATAGTCAAAAGGTTGGGCATATTGCTGATAGTTGTATGGTGCTACAGCTGCATCAATTATGTTTACGTCGTTTTGTGGTGTGACACCAAGTAGATTTTGAAAGAAGCCCATAACTTCTAATTCTTTACCAAATTGTTATAATAGTCAAGGGTTAAACGGGGCGGTAATTTCTTACCGCACCCGCCACGTACTCACATATTTAATATAACACATAGTTCTGACATTTATGCAACTACTA